AATCTTGTACATGAATCATTTCTTCCTTTAGTACTTTACATCCCATTGCATCCACTTCATATATATCCCTATATATTGGTACTGGATAGCCATAACTATTTATAGCACTCTGTACCTTCTTTATTGTAGCGGCCTGTATTGTTTGCCTACTGCTCATCTACTCTACGTGGCACCTTTCCTGTTATGGAGGTTGCTATGCCGCCTTTGAGTTCTCGATTATATTGGTCTAAGAACATCTTAGCCATGTTATTCCACATATCAGCACTATTTTTTATTTTAATAGCACCTATGGTAATCTCATCTGCACTGGCTTTAGCCAAACAACATATATAGGCTAATTGGTATATATTGTCATACATAATTGCCATTGCCTCTAGTTGTTCATCTGTAAATGTAGGATACTGGTCTTCCATTATTAAGACTTTTAATTGCTCAATATTTACCATATAACCACCTCCTATAAAAAAATTGGTTAGGCTAAGCCATGTTAGCCTCGCCTAACCTGTATATATAAGGGAATACAATGAGCTATTTAATTATTCGTCTATAGCACCTTTGCTAGCTACATCTATTACAGCACAATTGTCTATTGCTTCAAATGAAGGTATCATAACACAAGATACAACAGTAACAACTTGTACTGGGTGTTTTTCTTTAAATGTAGTAACAGTAGTACCGTAAGATGCTTGAGCAACTTGTGCATCTGTTCCTGACATTAAGTCAGATGCTTCTGGAGTAGTACCGTAAACAGTATTACCTAAGTTTCCAGCTGGCATTAATACAACTTTGTTATCTGGTATTAATACTTCTTGTTGTGTAGCACTTGCTAATCCTGTTGTGTGGTCTAATTTACCAAATTTTTTACTATATACATAAATTGATACACCAGTTACTTGTTCTATAAATGCTTTCTTTTGTTGTTCACTTACAAAGTAATGCATTGTAGAATCATCTGGATACATCATTTTTTGAACTGTATCGCAGTTTATCATATTTAAGAATGTGTTTCTATTCATTACTGCTCTTGAAGGTCTTATTCCTGTTTTAAGTTCCATATCATCACATATATCAATTAAGTCCCTAACTGGATCAGCAGTAGCTTTAGCAGCTGGTTGCCATTCAGCTCTAATAGCTTTGTATAAGTTTGTCATGCCATAATCATATACATAATGAGCTCTACCATCTGCACTAGCAACATCTATTTTACCAGTTGTCATTAATTGACATCTCATTATTTCAGCTTGAACTCTAGCACCTTCTATTAATCTAGCAGCTTCATCAAATATTTTTCTTATTAATGGTAATGCTACAGTATTATCAGGATGAGCTAATAATAAGTTTAATTGTTGTCTATCTTTTTCACCAATTCTCATAGCTTCTCTAAAGAATGCCATTTCAGTAGCAACTGCTTCGAATCCTTCTTTTTCTCTCATACGAGCTTTAACGTCGTAGTCACTTGGTTGTAATGCTACTGGAAGTCCATTAGCACCTTTTAACCAGCTTATATCAGTTCCCATACTAGTTCTTGAAGGGAATAATGTTTCAGCAAAGTATGGCTCTTTGTTTAGTGGGTTTTCTTTTACGTATGCTGCGATTTCTTTCGCATTTATATAATCAAATAAATTTACATTTGCCATTTATAAGCACCTCCTATTTATTTACCACGTGGATTAAAGTATTTTTAGCGTCTAAGTTATCAGCTCCAACTAGTCTATCTTTTCTTACGAAACCGTGTACTAATACTGCCACGTTTATAGCCACGTCAGTTTCATCAAAATCGTCTAATTTTATAGTATTAAATACTATACCATTTCCAGTAGCAGCCGCAGTTGATGATCCAGCAGCAGCTGCAGTTACATTTCCATCTTCATCGAATGCCACTACTGTTCCTTTTTTAAGTGTTTTTGCTCCCTCAAAATCATCATCAGCCACTGCCATTGTTTTTAAGTTAGCGTAAGTTATTGTTCCTGGTAAATTTACATAATGGTCAGGAAATGCTAATATCTCTTTTTCAGGTGCTAATATTTTCTTACTTCTTAATTTTGGCATAAATGCCACCTCCTAATTATTATTTATCGTTGTTATTAAAAAAATAATTACTATCAACTTGTTGTGCTTGTTCACTACATTGTTTTCCTAATAGTGAACCAAAGTCACCTTCGTGTGTAGTTTTACTACCAAAGGCATTTAGATTACTTGGTTTTCCAGGAGAACCAAGATTTAAAAAACCCTTATTAGGTTGTGATTGTGATTCTACATTATCAAATAGATAGGCCTTGTCCTTTTGTAATGCAGTTAATTGGTCTGTTAATCCTTCAACAGTACCATCATCTTTTAATACGACTTTTTCCAGATCTAAGAATTTCATTAAGTCGTTTACATCTTTTGGTTTAGCTTCCGCTAATTCCTTATTTATGGCAGTGGTTAATTTTTCTTTTTTAGCTTTCGCCTCCATGCCGGCAATTTTTTCTTGTAAGGCTTTAACTTGTTCATCTGCCCCTGTAGTGTCTTTTACTTGCTTTTGTAAGGTTTCTATTTCCTCGTTAGCATCTGCTAACTCCGCTATTTTAGTATCTAAACGGTTTTTTGGTACATATCTATTATCCTTACCATCATCTATCAACACTCTACATCCCTGTTCTTCTAGGGCTTTTGTTATAGCTAACTCTACTTCAGCAGCATTATCAAGTCCAGCTAAAAATTCTCTTAATTTTCTTTTTGCCATACATACCTCCTGTTTAACGTCCATCGACGATTATATACATTGTTTTGGGAAAACAAAGAAAACATCATTAATACGAGGTTTTAATGGGTAACCAAGAACCTTTGTCATATCTATATATTAATTTTTATGAAAAAATATTAACTAAAAATGGACAATAAAAAACACCCAACTGTTAGGTTGAGTGCTCTATTACCTATTTAGTTGCCTCTTTATCTTCTTCCTCTGGAGGATACTTCTCATCAAATTCCTCTGGTGTTAATGTTAAATCGGGATTATCTAGTAATACCTGGTGCATCATTATCCCTATACCATCTATAACATTCTCAAAGTCATCATAACTTAGTCCTAATACTTGTAAATCTATTCCACGCTCAAACATCATTGCGTGGGCTAATTCGTGGTAAAATGTTTGTATTAAACTTTGGTCATCCTGTAGTGATGGGTCCAATTGTATCTCGTGAGTATACTTATCACATAATCCTAAACATTGTCTACCATTCAATATTATTGGTTTATCAGTTAATTCCACTTTATAATATACACTTCCAACTCTTACTTCCTCAGGTATTACCATACAAATCCCTCCCTATTTATAAAATATTTCTCCATAAGTTTTGCCACTCTGTATGCATCTATCTATTATGTCTATTATCTCTTGCTCAGTAAGTCCTTCTACATCCATTAATGGAAAGTATTGTTCAAATTTGTCTAAATAGTTTTGTAATTTTTCTCTCATATTATCAACTCCTTACATATATAGTATAGAAAAACTTACCTATTTGCTAACTACTTTTTAACTATTTCCAACTTCATATATAGTATCCATTAAACCACTATTTGGTTCACCATTTGCCCATGCTTTCATATCTTTAGCTATTTCCTCTGGTGTTGCCTCTTTACCATTAATCATCCATACAGGCTCTAGCCAACACGCTCCATTTGGATGGTCAAGTGGTACATCTTCTTTATCAACTATGAATATATGTCCATCTCTCTCGTTGCACAAATCACAAGTTCTGCCCGCTTCGTGGTTACTATGCCACTTAATACCGCTCATATAAGGATTAACTCTTTTAGTGTTGATTGTCTCTATCTGAGCTTGATGAGTTATTGTAGTTCGTGCTAATCTTAGTGACTCATAGTCTAGTCCACCACTATATTTTCTTGCATATCCACTACCTAGTTTTTCTCTTATCTTATTTCTACTCCATGTATGATGACCACCCATAGCAAACTGTTTTAAGTTCTCAGCCATCTCAGCAGCTCCCATACCTTCAGCAGTACAACTAGCTACTGCATCTTCTATCTTCTCACCACTAGAACTAACTGACTTCCATAGTCTTTTATCTAGTCCTTTTCCATCTTCATATACCTTTCCTCGTATTATTTGTTCCACAATGTCAGCATTAACTATATCAACTAATTTATCCACTTGGTCTTTAATCTGTTGATATCCATCACCCATTAATAGCTTCATCATTTGTTTATTTATATTGGCCATATCTGTAGCAGTTTGGTTATTATATTTCTTAATAACCTTTAATAACTCATCATATATTTGTTGACTAT